TGCACACCCGTGCAAGACCTCGTACGGCTTAGTGAAATACCTCCCTTTTGTTGTTTTATCGTTTTGTCGACATTTCTTGTTGTGTGTTGGTGGTGAGTGTGGTGCAGCCTGAGCTTCCTGAGTCTCGTGATTGGTGTGGGGAGACGCGTCGGTGGTGGCGTGTGTGGGGTGAGGATTCGCGTGCGCAATATGTGAGCGATGAGGAGTGGCTGTTTCTTCTTGATGCTGCGGTGATTCATGATGTGGTGTGGCGTGAGGGCCGGGCGGATTTGGTGGCTTCGCTTCGTGCTCATGTGAAGGCGTTTATGGCCATGTTGGATCGGTATTCGGTTGATGTGGCGTCTGGTGGTCGCGGTAATGGTTCTGCGGTGGCGATGATTGACAGGTACAGGAAGCGTAGGGGGGCCTGATTAGGTGTCTGGTGTTGTTGGTTCTCAGGTTCCGCGTCATCGTGTTGCTGCGGCGTATTCGGTGACTGCTGGCGGGGATGCTGGTGAGCTTGGTAGGGCGTATGGGTTGTCGCCTGATCCGTGGCAGCAGCAGGTGTTGGATGATTGGCTTGCGGTTGGCGGTAATGGCAGGCTTGCCTCGGGTGTGTGTGGGGTGTTTGTGCCTCGCCAGAATGGAAAGAATGCGATCCTTGAGATTGTGGAGTTGTTTAAGGCGACGATTCAGGGTCGCCGTATTTTGCATACGGCTCACGAGTTGAAGTCGGCTCGTAAGGCGTTTATGCGGTTGAGGTCGTTTTTTGAGAATGAGCGGCAGTTTCCTGACTTGTCTCGTATGGTGAAGTCGATTCGGGCGACGAATGGTCAGGAGGCTATTGTGTTGCATCATCCGGATTGTGCCACGTTTGAGCGTAAGTGTGGTTGTCCGGGTTGGGGTTCGGTGGAGTTTGTGGCTCGTAGCCGGGGGTCTGCTCGCGGGTTTACGGTTGATGACTTGGTGTGTGATGAGGCTCAGGAGTTGTCGGATGAGCAGTTGGAGGCTTTGCTTCCTACAGTAAGCGCTGCTCCTTCGGGTGATCCGCAGCAGATTTTTTTGGGTACGCCGCCGGGGCCTTTGGCTGATGGTTCGGTTGTGCTTCGTTTGCGCGGTCAGGCTTTGTCTGGTGGTAAGCGGATTGCGTGGACGGAGTTTTCGATTCCGGATGAGTCGGTTCCGGATGATGTGGGGCGGCAGTGGCGGAAGCTTGCGGGGGATACTAATCCTGCGCTGGGTCGTCGCCTGAATTTTGGGACAGTCTCGGATGAGCATGAGTCGATGTCTGCTGCCGGTTTTGCTCGGGAGCGTCTTGGTTGGTGGGATCGTGGCCAGTCTGCTACGTCTGTGATACCGACTGATAAGTGGGCTCAGTCTGCGGTTGATGATGTTGAGCTTGTTGGCGGTAAAGTGTTTGGTGTCTCGTTTTCCAGGTCGGGGGATCGGGTGGCTTTAGCGGGTGCTGGCAGGACTGTTGCTGGTGTTCATGTTGAGGTTATTGATGGGCTGTCTGGCACGATTGTTGATGGTGTGGGGCAGCTTGCTGACTGGTTGGCGTTGCGTTGGGGCGACACTAATAAAATTATGGTTGCCGGTTCGGGTGCGGTGTTGTTGCAGAAGGCGTTGACGGATCGTGGTGTTCCGGGCCGTGGTGTTGTGGTTGCCGATACTGGCATCTATGTGGAGGCGTGCCAGTCGTTTTTGGAGGGTGTGCGTTCGGGTGTTGTGTCTCATCCTCGCGCTGATTCTCGCCGTGACATGTTGGAGCTTGCTGTGAGGTCGGCTGTGCAGAAGCGTAAGGGTTCTGCTTGGGGTTGGGGTTCCTCGTTTAAGGATGGTTCCGAGGTGCCTTTGGAGGCTGTGTCGTTGGCGTTTTTGGGGGCTAAGACGGCTCGGCAGAAGCGGCGTGAACGGTCTGGTAGGAAGCGGGTGAGTGTGGTATGAACTCGGATGAGCTGAATCTGATTGAGGGCATGTTTGATCGTATCCAAAGGTTGTCTTCGTGGCATTGCCGTATTGAGGGCTACTATGAGGGCTCTAGCCGGGTGCGTGATTTGGGGGTTGCTATTCCTCCGGAGTTGCAGCGGGTGCAGACGGTTGTGTCGTGGCCTGGTATCGCTGTGGATGCTTTGGAGGAGCGTCTGGATTGGCTTGGCTGGACGAATGGTGACGGCTACGGTTTGGATGGTGTGTATGCTGCGAACAGGCTTGCTACGGCTTCGTGTGATGTGCATCTTGATGCGCTGATTTTTGGTTTGTCGTTTGTGGCTGTTATCCCCCAAGAGGATGGCACTGTTTCTGTTCGTCCGCAGTCTCCGAAGAATTGTACGGGCAGGTTTTCTGCCGATGGGTCTCGTCTTGATGCTGGCCTTGTGGTGCAGCAGACGTGTGATCCTGAGGTTGTTGAGGCGGAGTTGTTGCTTCCTGATGTGATTGTTCAGGTGGAGCGGCGTGGGTCTCGCGAGTGGGTTGAGACGGGCCGTATTGAGAATGTGTTGGGTGCGGTTCCGTTGGTGCCTGTTGTGAATCGTCGCCGTACTTCGAGGATTGATGGGCGCTCCGAGATTACGAGGTCTATTAGGGCTTACACGGATGAGGCTGTGCGCACTTTGTTGGGCCAGTCTGTGAATCGTGATTTTTATGCCTACCCTCAGCGTTGGGTTACGGGTGTGTCGGCTGACGAGTTTTCGCAGCCTGGCTGGGTGCTGTCTATGGCTTCAGTGTGGGCTGTGGATAAGGATGATGACGGTGACACGCCGAATGTGGGGTCGTTTCCGGTCAATAGTCCTACACCGTATTCGGATCAGATGCGGCTATTAGCCCAGTTGACTGCTGGTGAGGCTGCGGTGCCTGAGCGTTATTTTGGGTTTATCACGTCTAATCCGCCTTCGGGTGAGGCGTTGGCGGCGGAGGAGTCTCGGCTTGTGAAGCGGGCTGAGCGGCGTCAAACGTCGTTTGGTCAGGGCTGGCTGTCGGTTGGTTTTCTGGCTGCCAAGGCGTTGGATGCTCGCGTGGATGAGGCTGCTTTTTTTGGTGATGTTGGGTTGAGGTGGCGTGATGCTTCGACGCCGACTCGGGCTGCTACGGCGGATGCTGTGACGAAGCTTGTGGGTGCCGGTATTTTGCCTGCTGATTCTCGTACAGTGTTGGAGATGTTGGGGCTTGATGATGTGCAGGTTGAGGCTGTGATGCGTCATCGTGCCGAGTCGTCTGATCCGTTGGCGGCGCTTGCTGGGGCTATATCAAGGCAGACGAATGAGGTTTGATAGATGGCTTCGGGGGTTGAGTCGCGGTTGGCTGCTACCGGGTATCAGCGGCAGGCGATAAGGTTTGCCGGAAAGTATGCGGGGTATTATTCTGAGCTTGGCCGTTTGTGGCGTTCTGGGAAGATGTCGGATACACAGTATGTGCGTTTGTGTGTGGAGTTGGAGCGTGCCGGCCATGACGGTTCAGCGGCTATGGCCGCTAAATTCGTGCAAGATTTTCGCCGGTTGAACGGTGTCGATCCTGGTTTGATCGTGTATGACGAGTTTGATGCCGCGGCAGCTTTAGCGAGGTCGTTTTCGACTATGAAGATGATGAATAATGACCCGGATAGGGTGAATGATACGATTGATGCGATGGCTGCGGGTGTTAATCGGGCTGTCATGAATGCTGGCCGTGACACGGTTGAGTGGTCTGCTGGTGCGCAGGGTAGGTCGTGGCGCAGGGTGACTGATGGTGATCCGTGTGCTTTTTGTGCCATGTTGGCTACGAGGTCGGATTATACGACCAAAGAGCGGGCGCTCACTACCGGTCATACTCGGCGTCATAAGCGTGGTGGTAAGCGCCCGTTTGGTTCGAAGTATCATGATCATTGCGGGTGTACGGTGGTCGAGGTTGTTGGGCGTTGGGAGCCCAGCTCTGCGGACACCGCATATCAGCGGGTTTATGAGAAGGCTCGCGAGTGGGTTGATGATCACGGGTTGCAGCAGTCGCCTGGCAATATTTTGAAGGCTATGCGTACTGTTGGCGACATGAGATAAATGGTTTCCGGTTGTGCATCGCCGGTTATCGGTGCACGGGTTGTCTCCCGCACGGGGGTCAACAATGTTGTGTTGTTTTCCGCAAGGAGTGTAAGGTTAGGCTATGGCCGATCAAAACGTTGAAGAACAGAATGTTGACAGCGGTGAAGAGGTTCCCGGAAAGGGAGATAATGTTGTTGACATCGCAGTGAAGGATGATGGCAAAAAGGTTGACGGTCAGTCGAAGGGTGACGGCGAAGATAGGTCGTCTGGGACTGATTGGAAGGCGGAGGCCCGTAAATGGGAGTCTCGTGCTAAAAGTAATTTTGCCGAGTTGGAGAAGCTTCGTACATCGAGTGATGATTCTGGATCTACTATTGATGAGCTTCGTCGCAAGAATGAGGAACTCGAAGACAGGATCAACGGGTTTGTTCTTGAGGGTGTGAAGCGCGAGGTGGCTGCCGAGTGTGGCCTGTCGGGTGATGCTGTCGCTTTCTTGCACGGTAGCGACCGTGAAGCACTGATGGAGTCTGCTAAGGCTTTGAAGGGTTTGATCGACCATAGTAGTGGTGGCGCGGGTGTGCGCCGTCTTGCGGGGAGTGCCCCCGTTGATGATGTTAAACGACGTGAGGGTGTCGCGTTTGTGGATGCTCTTGTCAATAATTCTAGGAGATGATTTCTGATGGCTGACGATTTTCTTTCTGCAGGGAAGCTTGAGCTTCCTGGTTCTATGATTGGTGCGGTTCGTGACCGTGCTATCGATTCTGGTGTTTTGGCGAAACTGTCGCCGGAGCAGCCGACGATTTTCGGCCCGGTGAAGGGTGCCGTGTTTAGTGGTGTTCCTCGCGCTAAGATTGTTGGCGAGGGTGAGGTTAAGCCTTCCGCTTCGGTTGGTGTTTCGGCGTTTACTGCGCAGCCTATCAAGGTTGTGACTCAGCAGCGTGTCTCGGACGAGTTTATGTGGGCTGACGCCGACTACCGTTTGGGTGTGCTTCAGGATCTGATTTCGCCTGCCCTGGGTGCCTCGATTGGTCGCGCCGTGGATTTGATTGCTTTCCATGGTGTTGATCCTGCTACGGGTAAGCCTGCTGCTGCTGTCAAAGTGTCGCTGGATAAGACGAAGAAGACGGTTGATGCCACGGATTCTGCCACGACCGATCTTGTTAAGGCTGTCGGCCTGATTGCGGGGGCTGGTTTGCAGGTTCCTAACGGGGTTGCTTTGGATCCGGCGTTCTCGTTTTCCCTGTCTACTGAGGTGTATCCGAAGGGGTCTCCGCTTGCCGGTCAGCCGATGTATCCTGCCGCCGGGTTCGCCGGCCTGGATAATTGGCGTGGCTTGAGTGTTGGTGCTTCTTCGACTGTTTCTGGTGCCCCGGAGATGTCGCCTGCCTCTGGTGTTAAGGCTATTGTTGGCGATTTCTCTCGTGTTCATTGGGGGTTCCAGCGTAACTTCCCGATCGAGCTGATCGAGTATGGCGATCCGGATCAGACTGGCCGCGATTTGAAGGGCCATAATGAGGTTATGGTTCGTGCAGAGGCTGTCCTGTATGTGGCTATTGAGTCGCTTGATTCGTTTGCTGTTGTGAAGGAGAAGGCTGCACCGACTCCTCCTCCGGCCCCGAAGCCTGAGCCTAATCCTCCGGCTGGTAACTGATACAAGATAAGCGAATGTGTACTATGTGCAGGGGGTGGTGTTGATGGGTATCATTTTGAAGCCTGAGGATATTAAGCCTTTCGCCGATATTCCTGAGGGGAAGCTTGAGGCGATGATCGCCGATGTGGAGGCTGTGGCTATCAGTGTCGCCCCCTGTATCGCTAAACCGGATTTCAAGTACAAGGATGCGGCTAAGGCGATCCTACGTAGGGCTTTGCTGCGCTGGAATGATACCGGGGTTTCTGGGCAGGTGCAGTATGAGATGGCGGGGCCGTTCTCCCAGACTACACGGTCTAATACGCCCACGAACTTGTTGTGGCCTTCAGAGATTGCTGCGTTGAAGAAGTTGTGTGAAGGTGATGGTGGGGCTGGTAAAGCGTTCACTATTACACCGACCATGAATGGTGGCGTGAATCATTCTGAGGTGTGTTCCACTGTGTGGGGTGGCGGCTGCTCGTGCGGGTCGAATATTAACGGCTACGCTGGCCCTTTGTGGGAGATATGATATGACTAGTTTTCCTTACGGCGAGACGGTTGTGATGCTTCAACCAACTGTTCGTGTCGATGATCTTGGCGACAAGGTGGAAGACTGGTCTAAGCCTGTCGAGACTGTGTTCCATCATGTGGCCATCTATTCTTCGTTGTCGCAGGAGGATGATGCGGCAGGCCGTGACTCGGATTATGAGCATTGGTCGATGCTGTTCAAGCAGCCTGTTGTGGGCGCTGATTATCGTTGTAGGTGGCGTATTAGGGGTGTTGTGTGGGAGGCTGACGGGTCTCCTGTGGTGTGGCATCATCCGATGTCTGGCTGGGATGCTGGTACGCAGATTCATGTGAAGCGTAAGAAGGGCTGATAGGTAGTGGCTCAGGATGTGAATGTGAAGCTTAATTTGCCGGGTATCCGTGAGGTGTTGAAGTCTTCTGGGGTGCAGGCTATGTTGGCTGAGCGTGGCGAGCGTGTGCGGCGTGCCGCATCGGCGAATGTGGGCGGTAATGCTTTCGATAAGGCCCAATATCGTGGCGGGTTGTCGTCGGAGGTTCAGGTTCACCGTGTTGAGGCTGTGGCCAGGATTGGTACCACCTATAAGGGTGGTAAGCGTATTGAGGCGAAGCATGGCACGTTGGCTAGGTCGATTGGGGCTGCGTCGTGATCGTTTACGGTGACCCAAGAGTATGGGCGAAGCGTGTGTTGGCTGATGATGGTTGGCTGTCTGATGTGCCGTGTACTGGCACTGTTCCTGACCGGTTTGAGGGTGACTTGATTTGGTTGGCGTTGGATGGCGGCCCCGAGTTGCATGTTCGTGAGCAGGTGTTTTTGCGGGTGAACGTGTTTTCTGATACGCCTGATCGGGCTATGTCGTTGGCACGTCGTGTTGAGGCTGTGCTGGCTGATGGTGTTGACGGTGACCCGGTAGTGCACTGCAAGAGATCGACTGGTCCTGATTTGTTGGTGGATGGTGCACGTTTTGATGTGTATTCGTTGTTTGAGCTGATATGTAGGCCTGTAGAGTCCGAGTAAATGCTTAACGTAATTGATTGTTTCATTTTGTTTGTTTGATATTGTTTTTTGGGGGTTATGATGGCTGCAACACGTAAAGCGTCTAATGTTCGCTCTGCTGTTACGGGTGACGTCTATATTGGTAAAGCTCACGCTGGTGACACTATTGATGGTGTGAAGACGGTTCCTGATGGGTTGACTGCTTTAGGGTATCTGTCGGATGATGGGTTTAAGATTAAGCCTGAGCGTAAAACGGATGATTTGAAGGCTTGGCAGAATGCGGATGTTGTTCGCACGGTGGCCACCGAGTCGTCTATCGAAATCTCTTTCCAGCTGATCGAGTCGAAGAAGGAGGTTATCGAACTGTTTTGGCAGTCGAAGGTTACTGCCGGATCCGATTCGGGTTCGTTCGATATTTCTCCTGGTGCCACGACGGGTGTTCATGCCCTGTTGATGGATATTATTGATGGCGATCAGGTTATCCGCTACTACTTCCCCGAAGTTGAGTTGATTGATCGTGACGAGATTAAGGGTAAGAATGGCGAAGTGTACGGGTATGGTGTGACGTTGAAGGCGTATCCTGCCCAGATTAATAAGAAGGGTGATGCGGTGTCTGGTCGGGGGTGGATGACGGCTTTAAAAGCTGATACTCCCCCAACTCCTCCGCCGTCTCCGAAGCCTGAGCCGGATCCGAATCCGCCGTCTAATAACTGATACACATTATAAGGGATTGTTGATAGATGAGTGACACAGGTTACACGTTAAAGATTGGTGACCGCAGTTGGGTGTTGGCTGATGCGGAGGAGACGGCGCAGGCTGTTCCTGCCCGTGTTTTTCGCCGTGCCGCCAAGATTGCCCAGTCGGGGGAGTCGGCTGATTTCGCCCAGGTTGAGGTGATGTTTTCTATGTTGGAGGCTGCCGCCCCAGCGGATGCTGTGGAGGCTTTGGAGGGGCTTCCTATGGTTCGTGTTGCCGAGATTTTCCGTGAGTGGATGGAATACAAGCCTGACGGTAAGGGTGCCTCTTTGGGGGAATAGTTTGGCTCCACGGCCTGATTGATGATTATCGTGGGGCCATCGAATATGATTGGAGGACCCGGTTCGGTTGCTCTGTTTATGATGTTGGTGGCCCTGTAATGTGTTGGGGTGAGGCTGTCCGGCTGGCTGGCGTGTTGTGTACTGATACGTCTAGCCAGTTGGCGGCCCATCTCAATGGTTGGCAGCGCCCGTTTGAGTGGTGCGAGTGGGCGGTGTTGGACGTGTTGGATCATTACAGGTCTGCTAATAGTGAGGGGCAGCCGGAGCCTGTGGCGAGGCCGACGGATGAGCGTAGGGCAAGGTTTACGTCTGGGCAGGTGGACGATATTTTGGCGCGTGTTCGTGCCGGTGGCGGGGTGTCTCGCGAGATTGATGTGTTGGGGTGAATAGTGTATGTCTGGTGAGATTGCTTCCGCATATGTGTCGTTGTATACGAAGATGCCCGGTTTGAAGGCTGATGTTGGTAAACAGTTGTCGGGTGTTATGCCGGCTGAGGGTCAGCGTTCGGGTAGTCTTTTTGCTTCCGGGATGAAGTTGGCTTTGGGTGGCGCCGCAATGATGGGTGCCATCAATGTTGCTAAGAAGGGCCTCAAGTCTATCTATGATGTGACTATTGGTGGCGGTATTGCTAGGGCTATGGCTATCGATGAGGCGCAGGCTAAACTGACTGGTTTGGGTCATACGTCTTCTGACACGTCTTCGATTATGAATTCGGCTATTGAGGCTGTGACTGGCACGTCGTATGCTCTGGGGGATGCGGCTTCTACGGCTGCCGCGTTGTCTGCTTCTGGTGTGAAGTCTGGCGGGCAGATGACTGACGTGTTGAAGACTGTCGCCGATGTGTCGTATATTTCGGGTAAGTCGTTTCAGGATACGGGCGCTATTTTCACGTCGGTTATGGCTCGCGGTAAGTTGCAGGGCGATGACATGTTGCAGCTTACTATGGCGGGTGTGCCTGTCCTGTCTTTGCTTGCCAGGCAGACGGGTAAAACGTCGGCTGAGGTGTCGCAGATGGTGTCGAAGGGGCAGATTGATTTTGCCACGTTTGCGGCTGCGATGAAGCTTGGTATGGGTGGTGCTGCGCAGGCGTCTGGTCAGACGTTTGAGGGCGCTATGAAGAATGTTAAGGGTGCCCTGGGTTATCTTGGTGCTACGGCTATGGCGCCGTTTCTTAACGGGTTGCGGCAGATTTTTGTTGCGTTGAATCCGGTTATCAAGTCTGTCACGGATTCTGTGAAGCCTTTGTTTGCTTCTGTTGATCAGGGTATTCAGCGGGTGATGCCGTCTATTTTGGCGTGGATTAACCGGATGCCCGCTATGATCACTCGAATGAATGCACAGATGCGCGCCAAGGCGGAGCAGTTGAAGGGCATTTTTGCGAGGCTGCATTTGCCGGTTCCGAAGGTGAATTTGGCTGCCATGTTTGCTGGCGGCACCGCCGTGTTTGGTATTGTTGCTGCGGGTGTGGGAAAACTGGTTGCAGGGTTTGCCCCGTTGGCGGTGTCGTTGAAGAATCTGCTACCATCGTTTGGTGCTTTGAAGGGTGCCGCCGGGGGGCTTGGCGGCGTGTTCCGTGCCTTGGGTGGCCCTGTCGGTGTTGTGATCGGCTTGTTTGCGGCAATGTTTGCGACGAACGCCCAGTTCCGTGCCGCTGTGATGCAGCTTGTGGCTGTGGTTGGCCAGGCCCTGGGGCAGATTATGGCCGCCTTGCAGCCGCTGTTCGGGATTGTTGCGGGGCTGGTTGCCAGGTTGGCGCCAGTGTTTGCCCAGATTATTGGTATGGTTGCCGGGTTGGCTGCCCAGTTGATGCCTGTGATTGGTATGCTGGTGGCCCGTCTGGTTCCTGTGATCACGCAGATTATTGGCATGGTGACGCAGGTTGCGGCCATGTTGCTGCCTACGTTGATGCCGGTGTTGCAGGCTGTTGTGGCTGTGATACGGCAGGTTGTTGGCGTGGTCATGCAGTTGGTGCCGGTGTTGATGCCTGTGATTCAGCAGATTTTGGGTGCGGTCATGTCTGTGCTGCCACCTATTATTGGTTTGATCCGGTCGTTGATGCCTGTGATTGCGGCGGTTATGCGTGTGGTGGTTCAGGTTGTTGCGGTTGTGATACAGGTGGTGGCCCGTATTCTTGCTGTTGTGGCTCCGATGGTGGCTGCTGTGGTGGGGTTTGTTGCCCGTATTGTTGGTGCTGTCGTGTCTGCTGTGGCCCGTGTGATTGCTGCTGTTGCCCGTGTCATCTCATGGGTTGTGGGCCATTTGGTGTCTGGTGTGGCGCATATGGGTTCGGCTATACTGAATGGCTGGAATCGTATTAGGGCGTTTACGTCGGCGTTTATGGGCGGTTTTAAGTCGATCATTTCTGGCGGCGTTGCCGCTGTTGTGGGGTTTTTTACGCGGCTTGGTTTGTCGGTTGCCTCCCATGTGAGGTCGGGGTTTAACGCGGCCCGTGGCGCTGTTTCGGCTGCGATGAACGGGATACGTAGTGTGGTGTCTTCGGTGGCGTCCGCGGTGGGCTCGTTCTTTGGCTCTATGGCGTCTAGGGTTCGTAGCGCAGCCTCTAGTGGGTTTAACGCGGCTCGTGGTGCGGCTTCTTCTGCTATGCATGCTATGGGTTCGGCTGTGTCTAGCGGTGTGCATAGTGTGATAGGTTTTTTCCGGAATCTGCCCAGCAATATTAGGGGTGCCTTGGGTAGTATGGGGTCCTTGTTGGTGTCTGCTGGCCGTGACGTGGTGTCTGGTTTGGGTAACGGTATTAAGAGTGCTTTGAGTGGCTTGTTGGATACTGTGCGTAACATGGGTTCCCAGATTGCGAACGCGGCGAAGTCTGCTCTGGGTATTCATTCCCCGTCTCGGGTGTTTCGTGACGAGGTTGGCCGTCAGGTTGTTGCCGGTTTGGCTGAGGGGATAACAGGTAATGCGGGTTTGGCGTTGGATGCTATGTCTGGTGTGGCTGGAAGTCTGCCTGATGCGGTTGATGCCCGGTTTGGTGTGCGATCATCGGTGGGCTCGTTTACCCCGTATGGCAGGTATCAGCGTGCGAATGATAAGAGTGTTGTGGTGAATGTGAACGGCCCGACGTATGGTGATCCTGCCGAGTTTGCTAAGCGGATTGAGCGGCAGCAGCGTGACGCGTTGAACGCGTTGGCTTACATGTGATTGAGGGGGTGTTGTGCATGTTTATTCCTGACCCTTCTGATCGTGCCGGTTTGACTGTGGATTGGACGATGTTTCCGTTGGTGGGTAATGCTCCGGAGCGTGTGCTTCATTTGACGGATTATACGGGGTCGTCTCCTGTCATGTTGTTGAATGATTCGTTGCGCGGCCTGGGTATGCCTGAGGTGGAGCAGTTTTCTCAAACTCATGTTGGTGTGCACGGCTCGGAGTGGCGCGGGTTTAATGTGAAGCCCCGGGAGGTGACGCTGCCGGTGCTGGTGTCGGGTGTCGACGAGGATCCGGCGGGCGGGTTTCGTGACGGTTTTTTGAAAGCCTATGACGAGTTGTGGTCTGCTTTTCCTCCTGGGGAGGAGGGGGAACTGTCGGTGAAGACTCCTGCCGGCAAAGAGCGTGTGCTACACTGCCGGTTTGATTCGGCTGATGACACGTTCACAACTGATCCGGTGAACCGCGGCTATGCGCGTTATCTGTTGCATTTGACGGCTTATGATCCGTTTTGGTATGGGGATGAGCAGAGGTTTCGTTTTAGTAACGCGAAGTTGCAGGATTGGTTGGGTGGCGGCCCTGTCGGCAAGGATGGTACCGCGTTTCCTGTGGTGTTGACACCGGGTGTGGGGTCTGGCTGGGATAACTTGTCTAACAGGGGTGATGTGCCTGCGTGGCCTGTGATTCGTGTTGAGGGTCCGTTGGATTCGTGGTCTGTGCAGATTGATGGTTTGCGTGTGTCATCAGACTATCCTGTCGAGGAGTTTGATTGGATTACTATTGATACGGATCCTCGCAAACAGTCTGCATTGTTGAACGGGTTTGAGGATGTGATGGATCGTTTGAAGGAGTGGGAGTTTGCGCCTATCCCGCCTGGCGGTTCTAAGAGTGTGAATATTGAGATGGTTGGTTTGGGTGCCATTGTTGTGTCGGTGCAGTACAGGTTTTTGAGGGCTTGGTGAATATATTGTGGCTGGTCTTGTCCCGCAGATAACATTGTTTACGCCAGACTATCATCGGGTGGCGCCTATCAATTTTTTTGAGTCGCTCAAGTTGTCGTTGAAGTGGAATGGTTTGTCGACGCTGGAGTTGGTGGTGTCTGGGGATCATTCAAGGCTTGACGGGTTGACGAAGCCTGGTGCACGCCTGGTTGTTGATTATGGTGGTGGCCAGATTTTTTCTGGGCCTGTGCGTAGGGTGCATGGTGTGGGTCCTTGGCGTTCTTCGCGTGTGACTATCACGTGTGAGGATGATATTCGGCTGTTGTGGCGTATGTTGATGTGGCCTGTGAATTATCGCCCCGGTTTGGTTGGTTCGGAGTGGCGTGCGGACCGTGATTATGCTCACTATTCGGGTGCGGCGGAGTCGGTGGCTAAGCAGGTGTTGGGGGATAATGCGTGGCGTTTTCCTCCGGATTTGTTTATGAACGATGATGAGCGTCGTGGACGCTATATTAAGGATTTTCAGGTGCGGTTTCACGTGTTTGCCGATAAATTGTTGCCGGTGTTGTCGTGGGCTCATATGACTGTTTCGGTGAACCAGTTTGAGGATGCGAAGTTTGATCAGCGGGGTTTGGTGTTTGATTGTGTGCCCGCGGTGACGCGTAAACATGTGTTGACGTCCGAGTCGGGTTCGATTGTGTCGTGGGAGTATGTGCGTGACGCCCCGAAGGCCACATCGGTGGTTGTTGGGGGGCGCGGCGAGGGTCGGGATCGGCTGTTTTGTGAGGATGTTGATTCGATGGCCGAGGGGGGCTGGTTTGATCGTGTCGAGGTGTTTAAGGATGCCCGTAACACGGATTCAGAGAAGGTGTCTCTTTACGATGAGGCTGAGCAGGTGTTGTCGGAATCACAGGCCACGTCTGGTTTTAAGATCGAGTTGGCTGAGTCGGATGTGTTGCGTTTTGGGCCCGGCAATCTGATGCCTGGGGATTTGATTTATGTTGATGTGGGTTCTGGCCCTATCGCGGAGATTGTTCGGCAGATTGATGTGGAGTGTGTATCGCCGGGTGACGGGTGGACGAAAGTGACACCGGTTGCCGGTGATTATGAGGATAATCCGTCGGCCCTGTTGGCGCGGCGTGTGGCTGGTTTGGCTGCGGGTGTGCGGGATTTGCAAAAGTTCTAATTGTGAGGGGTGTGTTGTGGGTATTGTGTGTAAGGGTTTTGATGGTGTGTTGACCGAGTATGATTGGGCTCAAATGTCTGGTCTGATGGGTAATATGCCGTCTGTGAAGGGCCCTGACGATTTCAGGGTTGGCACTACGGTTCAGGGTGCCACGGTGTTGTGTGAGGTCCTGCCGGGGCAGGCGTGGGCTCACGGGGTGATGTGTACGTCGAATAGTGTTGAGACGGTGACGGAGCAGCTTCCGGGTCCGGGGAAGCCAAGGTACGACTATGTTGTCCTGTCCAGGGATTGGCAGGAGAATACTGCCAGGTTGGAGATTGTTCCTGGCGGCTCTTCGGAGCGTGCCCGTGACGTGTTGCGTGCCGAGCCTGGCGTGTTTCATCAGCAGCTGTTGGCGACTTTGGTGTTGTCGTCTGACGGGTTGCAGCAGCAGCTGGATAGGCGTGCTATAGCGGCTAGGGTGGCGTTTGGGGAGTCTGCCGCCTGTGACCCTACCCCTGTGGAGGGTGACCGGGTGATGGTGCCTTCGGGGGCTGTGTGGGCTAACCATGCCGACAAGTGGATGTTGTTGTCCCCGAGGATTGAGACTGGCACTAAGTCTATCAAGTTTGGCGGTTCGAATGTGTATGCCTATACTGTTCCGTTTGATCGCCAGTTTGCTACCCCGCCGGTGGTGGTGGCGTCTATGGCCACGGCTGCTGGGGGTACCACCCAAATTGATGTGAAAGCCTACAATATCACTACCAAGGATTTTGGTTTGGCGTTTATTACGAATGATGGTTCGAAGCCGTCTGGTGTTCCTGCGGTGGCTAATTGGATTGCTGTCGGCGTGTAATGCGCGGCTTGCGGGTATGTGACGTGTTGTGGTGGTTGTAGTGGTAGGGGGCTGTAGTGTCATGGTTTACACCCACACTCGTAGCCTCTCTTTGTACCGCTATCGCTACTGTTCTTGGTTCGATTCAGGCGGTTACGTACAGGTCGAAGAAGAGGCTGAGGCAGTTGTCTGCGCAGGTTGATGCTATGGAAGAATACACGTGGAATATTCGCCATATTGTTCACCGTTATAACGCGAATCTGCCGGATAATGTTGAGCCTGTGAAGATGCCTGATTTGCCCGAGTTTTTGAAGGATACTGTTGATAGCGGTGGGGGGTGAATTGTGAGGGAGTTGGAGGAGGAGAAGCGGCAGCGCCGCTCGTTTGAGAAGGCTTCCATGGTGTTGTTGTTCCTGTCGCTTGTACTGTTGGCGGTGGTTGCCGGGGGTGCTTTACGTTTCGGGGCTGTGGCTTCGCAAAGGGATTCGGAGCAGGCTCGAGCCCAGTCGAATGGTACGGCGGCTAAAGGGTTGGCTAGCCGTGTGCGGCAGGCGTGTGCCTCTGGTGGCCGGGAGTCGGTGCGGCTTCACCAGTCTGGCTTGTGTGTGGATGCTCAACGTGTTGAGCGTAGCGTGCAGGGTGTGCCTGGCCCGGCCGGTGTACGGGGACCGCAAGGCCCTGCAGGTGTTGCCGGTGTTGATGGCCGTAATGGTGTTGATGGTTCTGCTGGGCTGGTTGGCCCTGTTGGTCCGCAGGGTTCCCCGGGTTTGAATGGTGTGAAAGGTCCTGACGGGCTGCCCGGCAGTGACGGTAAGGATGGCCGTGATGGTGTTCCGGGACGTGCAGGTGTTGACGGCGCTGATGGCAAAGATGGTGTGCCAGGTAGGGATGGCGCTGATGGGGCTGATGGTGGCCGTGGCCCTGCCGGTCCGCAAGGTGCACAGGGTGAGCGTGGCCCTGTTGGGCCTCAGGGTCTGCAGGGTTCTGCCGGTGTAGACGGTGTGAATGGTAAGGACGGTAAGGATGGCAAAGATGGGCGTGATGGCCGCTCTGTGGTGTCCGTGTACTGTTCCGGGGGCCGCCTGATCGTCAAATATGATGACGGTACGGCCTCTACCATAGCGGGTTCTGCAGCCTGCCAGGATGTGAAACCATCACCTGTGGTTACCGTGTCATCCCGCAAATGAATGATAGTGGAAGGGTGTTACTGATGTTGATAGTGGTGTTTGGTGGTGACATGCGGTGAGATACATTCCTGCGGCGCATCACTCGGCCGGCTCTAATCATCCGGTGAATAGGGTTGTGATTCATGCGACATGCCCGGATGTGGGGTTTCCGTCCGCTTCCCGTAAAGGGCGGGCGGTGTCTACAGCAAACTATTTTGCGAGTCCTTCTTCGGGGGGTTCTGCACACTATGTGTGCGATGTCTCTGAGACGGTGCAGTGCTTGTCTGAGTCTACGATTGGTTGGCATGCCCCACCTAATCCGCATTCTTTGGGTATAGAGATTTGTGCTGATGGGGGTTCGCACGCCTCGTTTAGGGTGCCGGGGCATGCTTATACTCGGGAGCAGTGGCTTGACCCTCGGGTGTGGCCTGCGGTGGAGAAGGCTGCTGTGCTGTGCCGGCAGTTGTGTGACAAGCATGGTGTTCCGAAGAGGAAACTGTCTGTGGCCGATTTGAAGGCTGGCAGGCGTGGCGTGTGCGGGCATGTGGATGTGACGGATGCGTGGCATCAGTCGGATCATGACGATCCGGGGCCATGGTTTCCGTGGGACAGGTTTATGGCCGTCGTCAACGGCGGCAGTGGAGAGAGTGGAGAGTTGAGTATGGCTGATGTGAAAGCGTTACATGATCAGATTAAACAGTTGTCTGGGCAGGTGGCCCAGTCGGTGAATAAGCTGCATCACGATGTGGGTGTGGTTCAGGTTCAGAATGGTGATCTAGCGCGCCGTGTGGAGGCTTTGTCGTGGGTGAAGAATCCGGTGACGGGGAAGCTGTGGCGTACTAAGGATGCCCTGTGGAGTGTCTGGTATTACGTGTTGGAGTGTCGCAGCCGTCTTGCCCGGCTTGAGGCGGACGTTAACCGGTTGAAAAAGTGATGGTGATGTGTGATGGGTAAACAGTTTTGGTTGGGCCTGTTGGAGCGTGCCCTGAAAACTTTTATTCAAACGTTTGTTGCTGTGTTGGGTGTGACGGCGGGTGTCACCTATACGGCGGAGTCGTTTCGCGGTTTGCCGTGGGAGTCTGCCCTGATCACGGCCACGGTTGCTGCTGTCCTGTCGGTGGCTACTTCGTTTGGTAACCCTTCGTTTGTGGCTGGCAAGCCGAAGACTACGGTTGTTGATGCCGGGCTTGTTCCACCCGACGATCCGGGAATAGTGGAGTCTCACCTGGTTGATGTGTCGGATCCTGGCATGATCGAGCCGATGGACGATACTGGTGTTGCGGGCTATGTGCCGAGGCGTGCAGCCGAGTCGGAGGTTTGCACGATAGAATCGCCTGTTGTGTGATAAGTGAATATTGATAAAAGAGTGCCCCAGCGGTGCTGCCATGTTTGTGTGGTGGCTGCTGCTGGGGCACTCTTTTTGTGTCTGCAGGGGTTTTACAGGTTGTCGTCTAGGGTGTCTTCGATGAGCTGGTCCAGGTGGAGGCAGGCTGAGATAGTTTCGTTGGCCTGGTGCAGAACATCCTGGCCGATAACATTTTTGTGGTTGTCGCGGTGGCAGAGGATGGACCGCATGATATCGTCGGCCTCTGCTTGCAGTAGTTTGGTTTGGTATGCGATTCGGGCTAGCCAGTCTATGGCTTCCTGGCTTGCCTTCGGCTGCTGGTTGTTTGTGGGGTGTCCTGCACTGTCGCAGTCCCACAGGATTTCGCTGCACTCGTCTAGCGTGTCCTGGTCGATAGCAAGGTTGTCGAGGCTGACTTCTTTGATGGTGAGGTTCACGTTGTCGAGGGAGATGGGTACATGGTACTGGTTTTCGACACCGTCAACAATGTTTTCCAGCTGCTGCATGTTGGTGGGCTGTTGTTGGACGATGCGGTGTACCGCTGTTTTGAGGGCGGTGTAGGGGATATTGTGTGTGTTGTTCATCGTGTTATGCCATTCCTTCGTTATCGTCTGGCATGTAGTATGTGCTGTTTGCGTATTCGGTGAGTGTCATCAGTGTTTGGTCTGCCCACTGTTTCACGGTTTGCCGGGTGACACCCAATCGTTGGGCGGCCGACGCATATGTTTGGTCGTACCCGTATACTTCCCGGAAGGCTGCCAACCGTGCTAGCCGTTTCCGCTGCTTGGATGGCTGGCAGGTGAGGGTGTAGTCGTCGATGGCGAGCTGCAGGTCGATCATGGAGACGATGTTGTTTCCGTGGTGTTGTGGCGCGGTTGGTGGGGGTGGCATGCCTGGCTCGACTGATGGTTTCCATGGGCCGCCGTTCCAGATCCATTGGGCGGCTTGGATGATGTCGGCTGTGGTGTAGGTTCGGTTCACTGGTCACCCCCTGAACAGGTTGTCGAAGTTGTCTGGGTTGCTGGTGTTGGTGGTGTCGAATCGTCCTACGCAGTGGCAGTAGTCGTACATGAGTTTGATGATGTGTTGGTGGTCGCCGAGGTAGGTGTTTCCGCTGATGCTGTAGGTGGCTGTGCCATCTTTTGCGATGGTGTATTTGGCGGTGATGGTTTCGGGTGTTTCTGTGTTGGTGATGATGGCGGTGGTGGTGGAGCCTACTGTTTGTAGCCTGGTGGTTTGGGTTCCGTCGTCGAGGATGGTGATAACCATGGGGGGTTCTCCTTAGTTGCTGGTTTGGCTGTCGGCTATGGCTGTGATTTCGTGTACGGGTTTGGGTAGGTCGAGGTGTTGGACTGTTTTGTTTGCTAGCCGTTGGGCTACACGGTAGCACATTTGGGTCCACTGGTTGCCTGTGAGTTGGTGGTATTGGTTGCGTACGGCTATGTAGAGGAGTGCGTCTTGGTAGAGGTCGTCGGGGTTGACGGCCGGGTAGTGGCGCGCAATGTTGGTGCAGGCTTTGTGTAGCTGGTGTTGGTGGTGGGGGGTTGCCCACCCCCAGTTGGCGGTTGTGGCTTGTTGGACTTTGGTTGGTCGTCTGCTCATGGCATCTCTTTTATCGGGCTATCTGGTAGTTGTTTGGTGTTTTATGGTGGATAGTGTAGCACACGAGTCCGGGGTTGCCGGTGGTGCCCGTCTTGTGTCGGTACCAGACGGATTCTCCTTCCATGGATGGGCATTGGATGAAGGTGCGTTGTCCTTGCTCAGATATGTGGAGGTGGTGTCGGTGTCCTGCCATGAGTATATGGGATACGGTGCCGTTGTGGAATTCTTGGCCGCGCCACCATTCGTAGTGTTGGTTGTTGCGCCATTGGTGTCCGTGGGCGTGCAGGATGGTGGCCCCGGCTACGTTGACGGTGGTGGTCATTTCGTCCCGGTGGGGGAAATAAAAGTGGAGGTTAGGGTAGTTGTTGGTGAGTTGGTAGGCTTCTGCGATGGCGCGGCAGCAGTCCACATCAAAACTGTCGTCGTAGGTGGTGACGCCTTTACCGAAGCGCACGGCTTCTCCGTGGTTTCCGGGGATGGATGTGACCGTCACGTTGGCGCAGTGGTCGAATTGGTGGATGAGTTGCATCATGGCCATGCGGGTGAGCCTGATTTGTTCCGTCAAGGGTGTTTGTGTGCGCCAGGCGTTGTTGCCTCCTTGTGACACGTATCCTTCGATCATGTCGCCGAGGAATGCGATGTGGACTCGTTCGGGTTTGCCTGCCTGTTGCCAGTAGTGTGTGGCGGCTGTGAGGGATCGAAGATAGTCGTCTGCGAAGTGTGCGGTTTCACCCTGGGGGATGCCTTTGCCGATTTGGAAGTCGCCCGCCCCTATGACAAACGCGGTCTCGTCACTGCTTTGGGTGTTGGTTTCTGGTTTGGGTGGTGTCCATTCGGCTAGCTTAGCTACGAGTTCGTCGACCGGGTATGGGTCTGTTTCTGGCTGGTGGTCGATGATTTTTTGGATTGATCGGCCGGTTTCTCCGTTGGGGAGTGTCCATTCGGAGATGCGTGTTCGTCGTACGGTGCCGTTGGCGAGATCATCGTGGATGGTGTCTGCTTCGGTGTTGTGTTGGGCTAGCTGTGCGAGGAGCCTGTCAATGTTGTCGATCATTGTGTGTCTCCTTTCTGGTGGTTGAGTTTGCGTCTGTGGTCTTTGATGACGGTGGCGGAGATGGGGTATCCGGCTTGGGTGAGCTGTTTTGCGAGCCATGAGGCGGGGATGGTTTTGTCGGCGAGGACGTCGGCGGCTTTGGCCCCGTATCGTTGGATGAGTGTTTCAGTTTTGGTTGCCATGGTGTCCTAACGGTTGTGTGGTGGGCTGCCATCCTGTGCGGCAGTCGCCGTCGTGTCCTGGTTTGCGGGTGCACCATGAGACTTCGCCGGCATCGTGGATGATGGCACGGCCGCACATGACGTCACGTAGGTGCTCGGGAAACTTATCGTTGTTGTTGTCCCCGTGCATGTCGATCAAGTGTTGGGTTTTGGCGACCATCATGTCTCCTATTTGTGAAAGAGTGTGCAAATACTATGCAGGTGTCATGAGTGTTTATGCGGGTATGGTTTTCATCACCTTGCTAAACGTCACCTGGTTACTATACATCATCTGAGTGATTTCTTGATCAGTCTTATCGGGGTGCTGCTTTCGCAGGTTTGCCCACTGGCAGGCGTTGTCGGTCTCCTGCTGGAGCCGGGTCAGGTGCTGCTCTGCGAGGATTTGTTTCCACATGGCCCATGACACGTCGAGCCGGTTGAGGATTTCGAGGGCTGGCACGTTAAACGAGTCGAGGAAGAGTATTTCGTGGGTGTAGTAGTTTTTCTCGTAGGCGTCCCATCCGCTTCGGTGCCTGTTTGGCTGGTTTTTGGGGTAGGCTTCCCGGCATACTTTGTGTAAACGTTTGGCCATGTCGTCGGGTAGTTTAATGTCGGGGTTGGCGCGGATCATGGATCGCATCCCATCATAGGTGGTGCCCCAGGTGTGCATGATGTAGGTGGGGTCTTCACCATCAGCCCATTTTTCTGCACAGATGGCGAGGCGGATACGCCTCCTGGCTGCTTGGCTAATGTTGCGCCGGTTGGGGATGGGGCACGTGTCGAGGGGATCCATGATGTTTTAGTGTACCTTTCTTTGTTTGGGCTGTTGGTGTGGTTTTATTGTAGCACTGTGTTGAGGGCTTGTGTCAACCCTGTTTTGCCGGTTTTTAGGTAGGTGTCTGTCACATCGCCGATGGTGAGGGGCACATGAGTGGCTTGGGGGAGTGCCGTCTGGAGGGTTTGGGCCATCTGGTCTCCCGCTTTGTCTGGGTCGGACCAGATGTAGATGTGGTCGTAGCCTTCGAAGAATTTGGTCCAGAAGTTTTGCCACGAGGTGGCGCCGGGGATGGCTACTGCTGGCCATCCGCATTGTTCTAGGATCATGGAGTCGAATTCGCCTTCGCAAATGTGCATTTCGGCTGCCAGGTTGGCCATGGCGGCCATGTTGTAGATGGAGCCTGTGTCCCCGGCTGGGGTTAGGTATTTGGGGTGGTTGTGGGTTTTGCAGTCGTGCGGGAGTGAGCAGCGGAAACGCATTTTTCGTATTTCGGCTGGGCCGCCCCAAACGGGGTACATGTAGGGGATGGTGATGCACTGGTTGTAGTTTTCGTGGCCTGGGATGGGGTCATTGTCGATGTATCCAAGGTGGTGGTAGCGTGCTGTTTCTTCGCTGATGCCTCTTGCTGAGAGCAGGTCGAGAATGTTTTCGAGGTGGGTTTCGTAGAGGGCCGAGGCTTTCTGAATTCGGCGGCGTTCCACAATGTTGTATGGGCGTATGCTGTCGTACATTCGGGTTTTCTTCTTCTAATCGTTGTTTCAGTTGGGCGAGTCCGCCTCCGACACCGCATGTGTGGCAGTACCAGACGCCCTTGTCGAGGTTGATGCTCATGGAGGGCTGGTGGTCGTCGTGGAACGGGCACAGGATGTGCTGCTCGTTTTTGGACGGGTTGTAGCGTATCCGGTAGATGTCGAGGAGGCGGCAGGTGTCAGAGGTGTGGGAGGAGCTCGTTGAGGGTTGATACCACATAGGCTTCGCTCCATGGCTTGTTGCGTTGTTTCATGACGGCGAGTCCTATGGTGGACTGGTTTTCTCGGTTGCGGTGTTGCTCATAGTTGCGTGCCTCGGTTGTGGCTTCTTTCACGAATTGGGCCAAATGCTGCTGGCCGGCTTTCGCTTCGATTATATAGGTTTTGTTGCCGGTTTTGAGAATCAGGTCTCCCTCATCTTCTCTGCCGTTGAGGTGGAGGCGCTCTATATCATGGCCGGTGTCTCGTAGCTGGTGGAGGAGTCGGGTTTCCCATTCGGCTCCGGCCCGGCGGTTGCGTGATTGCTGTGTCGACATGATAGTCCTTTGTGTGTTGGGGTCATGTTCCATGGCTGTTTTTCTACCAGTGGTCCGAAGAATGTGTATTCGGGGTAGGCTCGTAGTCTTTCGTATCGGGTGCCGTCTGGGCTGGATTTGCCGGTGCGCTGTTTCAACACTGCGATGCGGGCTTCGGCGGGTATGGTGAGCCCGTTGCCGTTGTCTTCGCCACCGTAGAGTGAGACTCCGAGGATGAGTTGTGGTTTTTCGGAGAGGCCGTTTTTGATTTCGCGGCGTGCCGGGGGGTGTTCGATGTCGGTTCCTGTTTTGTCGGTTGCGTGGTGGGTGACGATGATGGTGGATCCTGTGTCGCGGCCGAGGGCTGTGATCCATTGCATGGCTTCCTGCTGGGCCTGATAGTCACTCTCGCAGTCTTGGATGTCCATCAGGTTGTCGATGACGATGATGTCGGGGAAACGGTTCCACATTTCCATGTAGGCTTGTAGCTCCATGGTGATGTCTGTCCAGGTGATGGGTGACTGGAATGAGAATGTGATGCGTTCGCCGTGCCGGATGGTGTCTCGATAGTATTCTGGCCCGTAGTCGTCGATGTTTTGTTGTATCTGTGTGGTGGTGTGTTGGGTGTTGAGTGAGATGATTCGTGTGGAGGCCTCCCAGGGTGTCATGTCCCCTGATATGTAGAGGGTGGGCTGGTTGAGCATTGCTGTGATGAACATGGCTAGCCCTGATTTTTGGCTGCCTGAGCGCCCCGCAATCATCACCAGGTCCCCTTTGTGGATGTGCAAGTCTTGGTTATCGTATAGGGGTGCGAGTTGTGGTATGCGGGGCAGCTCGGCGGCTGTTTGGGAGGCTCTCTCGAAGGATCGTTGTAGAGAGAGCATCGGGACCTTAATCTATCTGTCTATCGGTTGGTTGTGGATGGTCAGATGGAGTCGATATCGATGTCAGTAGAGGCTGTGGTGTCGTCTAGCTGGCCGTTATCGCGTTTGTCCACATATTCGGCCACCTTGTCGTAGATAGCGTCGTCTAATGGTTTGAGTACGACCGCGTTGAAGCCGTTTTTGGTGCGCACGGTGGCTAGTTTGAAGGCCTGCTCCTCGCCAAGATATGCCTCTAAATCGCGGATCATGGAGTGTGGCCGGTCGTTGTTGCCTCGCACTTTTTCGATGATGGCGTTGGGGATGGTTTCTGGGGTGCCGTTGTTGAGGTCGTCTAGGGTGTGGAAGATGGTGACATCAGCGTAGATGCGGTCTGCGGTTTGTCCGCCGTATCCTTCAGTGTTGTGTTCCACATCGTGGACTTTGAAGGCGATGGCGGTGGCGTCCTGGTTTCGGGACGGGTTGAAGAAGGTGCTGTTGCTGTTGTTTCGGTAGTTGGCGAGTCCCATTGTTGTTTCCTTTACTGTTTTGTTGGTTTGTGTCGGTTTTTATCGGGTGAGGCTGTTTCGTTTGCTGCGGAACGCCTCTGACACGTCACTGTTACTAGTGATGGTCTTCTTGTACTGTTTCAGAAGGTCTGCTAGCTGTGCCTTGCTTGTGGCATTGTTAATTTTGTCGATGATGGTGTTGTTTCCTTCTGATGCGATGTTGTCTACGTAGTCTTTGGCGGCCTGGTTGTATCGGTCTTGGAGGATGATGGATGCTGTGGCGATCAGGGTTGCCAGGTCCCAGTTCCTTGCCGCGGAGCTGTTTTTGAGTCCGCCTAACAGGTCGATGATGGCTTTCTTTACCTGGTCGGCGGTGTCTCCGCGGATGACGGTCCAGGGTGCGGCGTAGTCTCCACCGTATTTGAGGGTGATCGTGAATCGGTCGTCGTCTGTGTTGTCTTGCATGCTCAGTTATCCTCCTTGTTGTTGCGTGGCTGGGTGATGGTTTTGGTGGGGTACCGGTAGGCTTGCGCGCCCCCGTAGGCCCAGCATGAGTCTCGGACGGGGCAGCCTTTACACATCGGGGTGACGTGGGGCACGAACACGTTGTGGGCGATTCCTTGCATGGCGCTAGTATACATGACCCCGATGTGGCGTGCAGCCTCGGTGTCTAGCGGGATGGGCCCGGTGTCGTATCCGGTGTTGGTGTCGCCGGAGGTTGTTTTGTGGCTGGGTGTCCAAAACATGCCATACGCCGGCTGTATATCATCTTTGAGATGGAGTAGGTGCCGGTAGGTGTAGAGTTGCAGGTTTCCTTGCGGTATGGCCCCGGTTTTGAGGTCGAGGATGGTGTATTCGCCGGTGGTGGGGTTGTGGAGGATCCTGTCAATGTATCCTACTACCCGGGTGTCATTGTCGAGGGTGGCTTCGACGGGGTATTCGATGCCGGGCTGGCCGTCGATGGTGGCGATCTCATACTCGGTGTGCCTCTTCCTCCAGGTTGTCCACCTTTCCACGTAGATGGGCCCGTAGTGCATCCACCAATCATAGTCTTTCTTATGGGGTCCTCCACTTTCGCAGACGGTTTTGCAGGTGCGTCCTGAGGGTCGAATGTCTTCGCCATCACCGACTTGGCGGATGATCTCTTCGGTGAACAGGTCGCCAAAGGGTGGGATGTCCGCATCGGTTTGGTGGTAAAGGTTTTTATCCCAGGTTTCAGTGATGGCGTGGATGACGCTTCCGGCTATGGTGGCATACCAGGTGTGGGCTGTGGCGTGGTAGCCGTGCATGAGTCGCCATTTTTCGCCGCATTCTACCCACTGTGTCAGGCTTGAGAATGAGATGTGGTCGGGTAGGTCGATGATAGCGGGTTTTTGTGCTAGGGGCATTACTGGTCGCCTTTGTGTGTGTTCCATGGGTTGCGGGTGTCTTGGCCGGCATCGTGTTGCTGGTAGGCGAGGAGTGCGAGGCAGTGCCAGGCGGCGTGGGCCAGATGCGGCAGATGTGATTCGTGGTCGAGGTTGTTTCCTTGCTGCCAGGCAAGCACATGGCGGTAGAGGGCGTCGACACTGTGACACCAGGGGTATCCTCCGGTCCAGTTATTGTCGCCGTATTTGGTGGCACCGTAGCCTGCAACCTCGCCGAGGGCGTGGAGGGATGCGGGGTCGATGAGGGAGAGCCTGCACAGTTTGAGTTCTTTTCGGGCACCGGTGTTGGGGTTGGTGTATATGCGGGTGGGCTCATCCATGAGGTGTGTGCTCCTTAAGCGTGGGTTACTGGTTGTTGTTGTGGGCGAGTGCGGCGGCGAGAATAATGATGGCGAGGGTTTCTGCGATCAGTATGGGTGTTGTAATCATGTGTGGTCTTTGGGCTGGTAGGTGAGGGTTGATGCGCCGAGCAGGGTGGCGAGGGCGCAGGCGGCGGTGATGGCGAGGGCGGCTTTGTGGCTGGTGCCGGTTGCGTACATCCATGTGATGAGGGCGCCTTGGATCCAGGCGAGGCTGGTGAAGAAGGTTTCGTAGCTGTGGAGTTCACCGGTTGTTTTGGTGTGATTGTTCATTGTATTCCCTTGTTTTCGTGTTGATTGTTTTATAAATGTTGTACAGTTGTGCTTCGATTTCCAGTAGTGTGTTTATTTCGTTTGTGAGGTTGATTTCTTGCTTGAGGGTGTCGATTCTGGAAGCGATGTCAGTGGCTGTTTGGAGTGAGAGTTCGGCGCCGTGGATGATGTGGCCGATATCGGAGAGGCCGACTTTGGCTGTGTAGTCTGACATGAGAGACATTGGACGTCCTTAGCGTGCTGGGTTGATGGACAGGTCATCTACCTGTGGGTTGTCTTCTGTGCCGGAGACTTGGCAGAAGACTTTCACCTGCGTCTTGGAGGCGCCGGGTTGGCGTGCCGTAGCCCCGTAGGCGATCGAGAAGGTGTCTTTTTTGCTGCCGATCACTTTGTGGAGGAAGAGGTCGATGTCCGGGTTGCCGTTCCATTTGACGCCTTGTGTGGCGGCTTGCTGGGTGACTTTCTGGTTGCAGGCGTGTGCGGCGGTGAGCATGGTGAGACCTGTGGAGGTTTCTTCACCCCTGGCTTGGGCTTGCCGGTGGGCGCGCTGCTGTTCTGCTTGTAGGGAGTGGACTGCTGCGGCTTGCCGTGCTTTCTTCTCAGCCTTGCGCTGCTGGGCGGTTTCAGGTGTCCATTCGGTGTTGGCTGTGGTTACCTGTGGTGCGGGCTGTGAGGTGAGTGGCGGGTTGTCGTCTGGGGCTGGGAGGAAGGAGGCGGCTGCGATGATGGCGGCTGTGATGCCTGCGATGGTGTAGCCGTTTTTCTTGTTCATGACTGTTGTCCCCTTTCTGGGGTTTGTTCGTTGTTGACATGATTAATCATGGCGTGGATGGTTCCCCATGTCAAGTGTGCGCTCATACCCAGTGAGCGTTTGGTGTGTGGCTTGGGGTTATGCTTCTTTCACCCAGTATGAGGTACCGCCGCTGGTCCAGTAGCCGAGTTTGTTACGCTGCATGCCCTTGGTGAGCATCTCGTCCACCGTGAGGCATCTGCGGCGATTGGTGCCTTCCTTAACCCCGTGATCACCTACACGGTGCATATCGCCTGAGGTGGTACTAGTGAATGTCTCGTGGCAGACTGTGCAGTGTTCTGGCTTGTATCCGATGATTGTGGTATCGCATTTGCGACATTGCCATTGCATATGTGCTCCTATTTTCGATTATACGGTTGGCGGTAATGCTAATTTAGGGCCTTTCAGCCCTTGGGGGTAGGATTATATAGGTCAGGTATTTCTAGGCGATTCTAGGCTCGTTGTGTGTGGTTGGGGTTTTATCGGGTGAACAGGGCGAGCAGGCTTCCGATGTTGATGCGTGTCACATTCCAGTAGAGTTGTGTCGCCTCTGTCTGTGTCAGTGGCTTCCACTCGTCGTAGCTGAACACGGTGCCGTCGGATGCGATGAATGTGTGGGGGCGTAGCTTGTGGAGTTCAATCTCTACGCGCTGCCGGTAGGCTTCGGCGAGGCCCTCAAAATCCATGTGGTCGCAGTGGAGGTTTTCGAGGCGTGTCAGGTCGAAAGGCTCAGGGCAGTCCTGGGTGGGGGTGTAGAGCTGGGTGAAGTGGTTGGCGATCTTCTGCATGATCATGTCCTTTACTCTTGTGTTGGTTGTTGCGGGTTTGTGTTGGGTTTATCGGGTTGATGCGGCGATGATGGAGTCAAGATCGATCATGTCGATGATGTCGTGCAACTCTTCGGCTTCTTTCTCGGTGAGTGACTGCCAGTCGGGTGGCCCGTATACGGCTCCGTCGAGGGTGACTATCCAGTGTGGGCGGATGAGGCGTATGGATTGTTCTACTTGGGCGTGGTAGAGGCGCTGCACCATGTCGAGATCGATGTTGTCACTGTAGTCTCCGATGGTGTTGTGGAGGTTGAGTGGATCGATTTCGGTTTGCCTGTAGAGGGTGGTGAAGCTGGGGGTGATGAGCGTGTAGGCCATCGTGTTGTCCTTTCATCGGGGTGTGTGGTTGTGCCGACAGGATCCCATGATGGTTGAGGTGGGGCATCAAGGTCAAGGCTACGCTCAACGGTTGTGAGCGTTTCATGTGGATGTGGCATAGGGTGTGGCGTATATCACTTAAGCCTTTATTGCTCCTCTAAGCGCCTCAAATCTTCTGGGGGTAGGATTATATAGGGTTGACCCTGCTGATCGATTCTAGGCCACTTCTAGGGCGTCCCAGGGGTATGTCTGGGTGATAGCAGGTTCGGTAGATGGATTGACAGGCTGATGCAGGTCTGCATCGCAAAAGTGGGGGTACCCCATCTGGGCATGGAATCTACACCCTCATACTGTGTGAGATGTATCACATCCTCCTGGCTTGGTGTGCACCCTCGAGGCTACTCTGCCGATCTAGCGTAGAGAGTGTAGCCCAGAAATGCTGTTTAAAGCCTCTGCATGGCGCCTAGGAGCGCCTTGCCGGGTGGGGGCTAGGTATTTATACCCCCAGCACATTCTGATCGATTCTAGACGCCTACAGGAGGCTTGTATGAGATGAGCGGTCTCGGCATAGACCATGAGTACCTATCTTGGTTAGCTAAGCCTCAACTATGTGGACAGTGTGGGATACTGTGGGGGGAAGAAGGACACGGTACAAGAAAGAAGGGGGAGCATCAGCCTTCACACCTTCAAGCTTTAAGGTCTTAGCACTGAGGGGTTGAGCACTTAGCACCGAGCCCCTCAAGGGCTCGGCATCAGCCCGAACAGGCTCAGCCGATGAGGCACAGCCCTGAAAGGGGTACACGCCATCAGGGAAGGCTTGAGAGTACGAGGAGCCTTAGCGACGAGTACTCGAAAGCCTGAGGGAACACCCATCAGCACTGAACACCTAGCGTGTCCGGAAAGGACACAGGGGTACAGTGTGACAGCTGTCTGGGAGTGAAACCCGTTCTGGCTAGGGGTTTCAGCCTTAACCACCCTCAAAGGTTACAAGACTCTAAGAAAATTTAAGGAAAAGTTTAGGTTTAATTTTTGGACCTTTACTACCAAAAACACCCGTTTACACCCCTCAAACCCGCCTATAGAGCCAAACCACCGTGTTTGACTCATCCCAGGTGGCATATGATAGGCTGGACAGGTAGCCAGCTGGACGCAAGGCCGAAATCCGCTGACGCGGCTTTCACCCTTACATCCATCAGTCTACCAAACACTTTAAAGCTTCAAGGCTTAGCGCTAAGCCCTTAAGACCTTAACGCTGAGCACCGAGCCCCTCAAGGGCTCGGCATCAGCCTTAAAGCCTTAAACACTTAAAGTAAATATTAATACTTAAAGACTTATAAGCTTTAAACACTTTAAGTAACCTTAAGTACTTAACACTTAAGGTTATAAATAAACATTAAAGCCTTTAAGTCTTAAAGTAAATATAAAACCTTAACAGTTAAACGTTTAAAACTTTAAACCTTAACACCTAAGTTAAGTATAAAACCTTAAAGGCTTAGCACTTAAGGATATAAACTTTACATCAGTGTGTAAGACTTTAAAACTTAAAGTAAATATAAATACTTATAAGCTTTAATACTTTAAGTAACTATAAAACATTAAAGCTTTAAATACTTAAAGTTAACCATCAGTCTTAAACTTTAATATTATAACCTATAAGTCTTAAAGCTTATAGGTATTATAATATAATATAATTATATAAGTTATAAAAGTTTTAGAAGAGCTAAGGGGTTAACTTCTTTACTTCTCTACTCTCTTTGGTTCTTTCTCTCTTCTCTTCTTTTCTTCATCAGGGGAGAAGAGGAACCTTTACCATCAGCGCCGATGATCTTTTACCGTGTGACTCGTGTGCTTGGTCGCAAGCTCCCATCGCACACTCCCCACACTCACTCTACCCGTGTTCTTCCTTCAAACCTTGGCGTGTTCGGCTGAAGGCGTACGGCGTGTCACACGTAAACCCTTAACGCCAGGTAAGACTTAAAGTGTATATTATATGTAGAAGACTTTAAAAACCTTAAGGGTGTACACGTTTTGGCTGTGTTCTACACCGCTAGGCGCCAAGCGCTAAGCCGTGAAGTGCGAACACCCACTCCCCCGTTTTCTTCCGTGTCCTTTCTTCTTTTGACACCGCTGGGGGGCAATGTGATCTTTCTCACAACCGTGGGGGTAGGAAGAGAAAACAAACACCCCGACACAAACAGAACACCCCCTCAAACGCACAAAAAGGCCCCTAGAATCGAACAGCGGGGCAAGGGCAAGGTATTCATACCCCCAACACATTCCAGGCCGTTACAGAGGCAACCAGAGCCCATAGAGGCACTATTGGGGAGCGGAGGCGTGATGGCACACACCAACCGCACCGCATCCTCCGCCCACCGCCGCTGGCGGCAACGACTCATCACCCAAGCCCGACAACAAGGCCAGGTCGCCTGCCCACTCTGCGGAGCCACCATCACCTGGGACACCCACCAGCTACCAACCAGCCCCGAAGCCGACCACATCACACCCGTCAGCAGGGGAGGACTCAACACCCTCGACAACGGCCAAATCATCTGCAGAACATGCAACAGAAGCAAAGGCAACAGAACACAACCAAACATTCAATTCCAACAACAAACCACAAAAACATTAGTTTCATGGTGACAAACCCGCAAACCCCCACCCGGACCACCCCCTGCACACCCGTGCAAGACC